GGCAATTGCCGCTGCCAGCGTCTCTGGTCCTGCGAGAATTGGTGCGACGATAAACACGCCGTCACCGCTAAGAATATTTGGCGTCTGAGAAAACACGGAAACCGCTGCGGCGTAAGTCTTGCTGCTGGTGCCCCACTGTGTCGCCACGTCGATTGGGGATACATACACGGCGTAAGGCCCGGTTAGTGCAACAACCGGTGTCTCGTCCGTGAGACACAACAAGTTATTGACGCTGTAAGGTGCGAGGCCCGTAGGCGACGCGCTCACTGTGACGTTAATGATATTCGAAATATTAATCATACGGCTCCCTGCTCTGTAAGAATTTCATCGGTAAAGTCGTCGTAGTAACTGATTGCTTTAATTTTACTGTAAGACCTCAACACCTGCAAGGTGACGGTTTGCCTTGTCATCTGCGAGGTCTCTTCTAAAAACGACGTGTCGGTCGCTGCGGTCGGTATTACTGCAATTCGGATTTGGTAGTTGTCTTGTTGTTGCTGCGAGTAGTTTGACGCAAACGCCATTAAAACGAAAGGATAAAGATCAAGCGTCGACGTATTTGCCGACATCACGTTGACGCTGAGCAGCTCGGCCATGGCCACAGACTGCTCCTCGTTCATGCCTAAGAGGTCGCCAACCTGTCTAGATGTGTTGCTGTATGGCTTTATACCGATCATCCCCACGGTGATAAACACGCCGACGGACGTTGGGATAGGAAACCTTTGGTTGTAAACCATCACCTGGCCTGGTTCCAGATCCAGCTCGTGTTGTATGATGTCGCAGATGATCTGTGCAGTTTTCATGGCTCAGTAAACCCCTGCGCGATCTCGTACCGCACGTAGCCGTACTCTGAGAAGTCTTCTTTAGCCATAACCCGGTATTGGTCGTTACAACCAAATCGGATAAAGTCGTCCACGTTAATCTTTACTTGTGGCGTCAAGTGTAGCTCGTACCACTTCCACGAACGTTGCCCCTCTGGCTTGATGGTTAACGCTTGCGCCTTCAGCGGTTGCTTGGTCCCGAGGACGCGCCTGGTGATATAGTTTTCTTGGATCTCAAAGTTTTCTATGTCCTTTGAGACCACCACAAATTCAAGTTGCTGCGCCCACGCTTGAACTGCATTCGTCATATTTGGTAGTACCGGCATCACTTGTCGGCCACCTCGAAGGTGATCGAGCGCATGAGCGCGCCAGTGTCAATCAGCGGGGCGTTACTGCCCTTGCGCCTGATAGTCGCAGGTTTCAAAGGACGCCATCCACCAAACCCGCGCGACCTGAAACATTCAAGTACAGAGGCCACCCACCATGCGCCAATTTTTGGCATCACTTCACTGGTTAGGCGCCCTTCCGTAATCGATTTAAATATCGACTCTTTATTTAAATCAATAAAACTCATATATGCCGCAGAACGCTCGAAAGATGTTTTTCTTAAAAAAGATCGCTCCGGTATCTTACGCGACGGGCTACCAAACTCATGTACTGCGGCAAGACCTGCCGCGCCGATCTTATCACCTGGGTGTAGTTGCCCATTAGACAGCACGCCAATTTTTACCGCAAGGTTTTCGCCCATCAACTTGTGGAGAGCATCAAGCAACTCTGGGTTCCACTTAATTTCGGCGACAGCGTCCGTCATTCGAAGGTCGTCCAGCCAAAGGCTATCTGTACATTGCCGACAAGTAGTGGCTTGATTAGAGAAATGTATTTTTGCCCGTAACGGTTGAGCGAGAACGCAGACAAGATGGGATCTTTTTTAACCCACTCAGGAATTTCGTACGACTCCGACACGCCACCCACTGTGCGACTATTGACCATGAAGTATGGTGTAGAACCTAAGCCTTGAGCCGACGTCTGGAGATCGTTTACTAAGTAGAAAGCTGTCAGGTAAAGATATGCGACCGTCAACTCTTGGTCGGTGCCAAATAAACCCGCGTTGAAAACTTGTTGTGCCTCGATAAACGCCTTGTCGATGTCCGCGTCGCGCACGTATTCGTTGGGACAACCGGGGCGTGGTATCACTGAACCTGCGGGGGTTTCATACAAGAAATCCCGCGAGAACCACGTTTTAAAGTCATCTTTGGTGATGTCTTGCTGCGTGATCATCGCGGGATGTTCCTTGCGTATTAAACCCTTTGGACTTCTGCTTTGAAGGAAGACTCAAGCCACTTGGCTACGTCTTCACTCACGGAGACTACGCCCCTGAATTTAAGAACCTGCCCGTCAGCTAAGACGATATCGCCTGAGCGTAGGGACAAGACCTTAACTTCTTTTGGCGCATCCGCCTCTGGTAACTTCTTACTCATAAAACCCTCGATTAAGACGCTGTGTTGGTGAAGTAGATCATCTCGCGTGGACGCAATGCTACCACTTCCGAGAATTGACCGTAAGCAGCATTTTCAAAAGTAAAGCCGTTCACAGTACCAGCCGCCGTCATGGTGTAGTCAAGAGGCAAGTCCATTTTCAACGAGGTTTCGTCGTAGCTAGACAAGACGTAACGGTTGTTGACGCCGTCAAAGTTTGCTTTGTCGCCGTAAGCGCAAGGCAAGATTTTGAAGCCTTGGTTTCCAGTGATCGTCTTAAGCGCCTCGGTCAACAACCATAGACGTGTTTGCAACGGGTAGGTCGCGTCTGGGTAGTTGTTAAGTGCGTTATAGTCAGTCTCTGGAATAGTGAAGTGCGTAGGCTTCGCTGTGTACTGCGAGTTAGCGCGGTAAGTTTGGTACAGTGCGCCAAGGAAAGTATTGAACTGAGCCGCCGACATCGCGCTGATCTTGGTTGAGATCGTAGTCGCGTCAACAGTAACGCCGCTTTGGTTCAAGAAACCTTTGGTGGAGCCGTATCCAAGGAACGCAGCTTTTTGAATGCCGAGATCCCACGACTTACGACGTGCAACTTCGAGGGCCTCGATCAAGCTAAACAAGGTGTTCGCTTTCATGGCTTGCTCAAGTTGGAACACGTTCCACTCTAAGCCTTTTGCCCATGAGTAGATGACCTGTGGGACTTCGTCGAACGCTGCATCGCTGTAGCTTAGACGTTGTTTGTTCGCGCCGTTTTGATAAACGCCAGTCTCAAAGCCTTCGTCCTTAGAGAACGAGCGCCAGTTGATGATTTGGCTTTGGAACGCGCCGTTACCAACAACCACTGGCATATAGTCAGCGGGTGCGATTTCGAAGAATTTCTGCTCGGAGACCTTGCGGCCTACTGCCGTCAGGGTGGTGATAAGCTGGGAGTAACCCAAGCTGTTCTTGCGAATTTGACCTGTTGACTTGTCGAAAAAAGATAGTTCAGACATCCGTGTCTCCTTTAAATTAATAGATTGTGTTGACTAAACAGCGAACCAAAGAACCATCCCCAGCGGCATTTTCAAGAGCCAACCCTGCGATAGTGTGCGAGGCCGTCTTGGTTAAAACTTTCTTGGTTGCAGGGTCATACATAACCGCTGCGCCTGCTGCGATTGCTGCCGATGCTTCAAGCATTACGATAGAGCCCATGATGCCGACTTCAAGTTTGTCGCCCACAGCCCACGAGTCTTTCAAAGCGTTAGTTAAAACTACGCCGTAGACTTTAAGGTCTGTGTCTGCGCCGACGCTGACTTTCGTCACGCCTGGGGCCGATGTCGATGCGATGATGACCATCTCGCCAGCGGAGATAGTGTCGGTTGATACTGCCGAATAGAATTCAGCGGAGACTGAAACGCCGCTGTCCTTCGTGCCCTTGAGGGTTGAGATTGTAAACTGGTTCTGATTCAAAGCCATGTCGAATGCTCCTTATTAATTATTTTTTTGCCGATCCATAACGAAGACGACCCATCTCAACGCGCTCACGAGTAGACACGAAATCTTGCTCAACAGGAGCGGCAGAATTAGTATGCTTATCTTTTAGCTTTTTGAAATTTGCGTTAGTTTTTTTGTCTTCTTCGTCTTCTTTCTCGTTTTCTTTTGCTTCAGGCTCAGCCTCATTTTGCTCGCCTACCGACTTAGCGACGCCTTCTTTGTCGCCCTTGTCTTCCTCTTTAAAGCCTTCAGGCTCCTTAGCGGCTTCTTTGCAGTCGCCTTTAAGTTTCGCCTTGAGTTCTTTGATGCTCATTTGCTCGCCGTCGACTTCGACCATGTCGTCGTCATTCAGCATCTTTTTTTCTTCTGGCTTGCTAGCTTCTTTTTTCTTTTTGTACTCGTCGACCAATTCGTTAAGGGACTTCGACTCGCCGTCGTCCATGTTAACCATCATCGTGTCGCCTTCGTTAACCTTGATCTCTTCACGCTTATTGCGAAAAAGATTAAACATAGTTTTGCGTCTCCCTGGGGTGGATTGGTTTGTATTAATGTTAGCAGCTTGTTCTATCGTTTTGCAACCATCCTCTTTACTGTTAAGGAAGATTGGGTTGAAGGCCATCTCGTAGCGCGGGTTGGCGACGATGGCTAAATGCTCGTAACGCCCTTGCAGCAACTCTTTGCCGTAGGGGACGTTGTTCATCGTGCCGCCCGGTCCGTACTTGATGCCGTACCACCCGGTAGATACGCCGTGCCCTTTTTGCAGAAGGTCCACCGCCGCTTGTGTTTCGACAACAAACTCTGCTTCCCACTCATCTGTTGCGAGGTTGTACTCCATGCACGACACGCGCCCAACAATCGGGATCTGCCCGATGGTGGATTCGTCAATCGGAATATCTGGGTGCTCGACAACCAGAGGAATGCCGTAGGCCGTCTTCGCTAGGTCGGCCAGCACCTCTTGATTGAGCAAGATTGTTTCGTCGTCATAGGCTACGAGCCCCTTGCGCATACAAGGCATTCGAATAGTTTTTGCTACGGGTAGTATGTCCATTATGTAAACCTCACAATTGGCTTCATTCTGCAACGGCATCCGAACGCCTGGCCTGGTATCCCCCGCTCCTGTGTGCGAAAATCAACCACCGGAGGGTTATTCATTGAAAAAACTTGCCCATCTAATTCTCTGTGTAAAGGGCGAGTCCTGCTATCTAGTGTAGCATCCCATTCGTATTCTTCAATACCTGCGGCCTCGTATTGCGATTTAACAAAATCAGATGTGTATAAAGCCGTCTCTTGCCGCGCTATAAACTTCGCGCGATCCTTCCCAACCTTCAGCCGTGAGTCGATCATATCGGCGAGACCTTTACGAGATTTCCCGCTTTTTACCCACTCGCCAATTTCCTTACGCAGCTTGACGACTTCCTCGTTGGCAAACTTATTGGTGGAAGTGTCGACGTTCTTCTGCGCCTGTGCACCGATAACTTTCTTAATAGGCCTCGTCATCGACTTAACATAGTTCTCGTCAAACCTTATAGCATCAACAGGAGATAATTTTGGCTGGACGCTGATAGCATCAGAAACAGTTTCTTTAAATTGCTCGTCAATTTTATCTGCCGTCTTATTTGCAAATTGGCTAAGGTCCATGCCTTTAAGAAGTAAATTCACGCGCTCAGATGTTTTCTCGACGACAGCATCCATCACAGATTGTAGGACGCCTACTGCCCTGGTGGCCGATTCTATGGCAACTTTAACCTCAGGCGCCATATTAGATAAAGGAACCGCCCAGGTCTTCGACCGCGCGTCAAAGACTGCGCCATACAGCCTAAGCTGCTTAGAGGTCGCCGCTGTGAAGTCACCTGAAAATTTACCGTTTAGAAACCTAATCTTCCCAGAGCGTATTGCCGCAATTAAAGAATCGTCACCAGCATTCGTCGTCGGTTGCTTGACGGCACGAATGAGCTCGGCGTAGATGCCAGCATAAAAGACAGCGTAGATCTGCCGCGCTAACGGCTGATGCCAGGAGTCTTTTGGCTCAATTGGCTTGAGGGTTTTCTTCATACCCTACCGCTACGTCCGGATGCTTTCGCTACGCTAAGATCCGCTTGAGTGCCGCCTGTTATTTCCGTTATTTCTTCTAAGCTAAGAGCTTCAGCACTAGATATATCAGTGCCAAATATTTTTTGTATATTAATCAGCTCTACCGCTTTTTCTGATGTTATCAAACCGTTTTGATACGTTGTTGTAATCCTATTTAGATTATCAGTCTTAACCAAAGAATCTTCTTGGCTTGACATGATTCGCAGCGACTTCCACTCGAAGTCTCTATTCTCTGGGACGTATCCAAAAAGTTTCTGGCAACAAATTTCAAGCATCTCAATGAGGCCGCCTTTGATCTTCGAGCGGACTTCGTTTTCAACCATGCAATTATAATTTTCGATCGAGTCCTCGCCGGACGCGAACCCTGAGGCCGATTGTCCAAAAAGTTTGTCGACAGGAAACCGACAATCACATGCAAGTCCGATACGGATCTCGCGGAGGATCTCAGCCAGGCCAGCGAAGGAGAACGATTTCTGCTCGTACTCGTCTTCCTTGTCGATCACCAAGGCATTCTCGTAGTTCTTAACCATGTTGGCATACTGTATGCGCTGCGCTGTGAGCTGCGGCCCGCGCGGTGTAGCCATGGCGCTGTTGAAGCCTTCAATCTTGTAGATATCAAGCTTGGCCTCGTCGAGCATCTCGTAGGCAACGTTCTGGTGCTTGAGGTATTGGTTGTAAGAACGGACCAGGCGCTCTAACTCTGACACGCCCCACCCGCCGAACTGCCCGCGCAGTAGCGACGGCGCTTCCTTGCCGTCAATCTTGATGACGTTAGTCTTGTGGAGAACGTGCCCGTAGTAGTTATAAGGACGCTCTATTTTGTTGTCCCTAAACTGGTCGACGCCCATACCGTCGGCAGTGTATGAGAGCTCCCAGCGGTCAGCTGCGTAGAACTCTAGAGGGGTCCACTCTTTGACCTTACGAATATTAAACGGCTCGCGCTCGTCCTGCCCCGCGTTAATAATAATACCAGCGCCGCCATAAAGCCGCGCGTACTTGCACGCCTGTGCGTAGGTCAGAAGGATGTTCTGTGTGTTGATGTAGTATTCAAGCTTCTTAATATCTTCATCTGAAAACTCTGGAATCTTTAGCTCGATCCCGCCGCGAAAGGCGTCGTCAACCGGCTGGTCTACGATGACCTGAACCACGCCATGCTCTTGGTACATTTCTGAAACCAGTGAGCGGTTTAGTGTAAGCGAGTTGTAGCGGTTGTTCCACCCAAAGGCTTGAAGCTGCGACAGCGCGGCAGTCCCTGTGTTTGACCCTGACTGCACCATGTTGACGAAGTCGCCAATAGAATTGACGTGCGCCTGTTGCTCTGCGGCTATCTTCTTCAAGTCATCCATGACTTCTCCTTGCTGTGGTTTGGTAATAGTCTACGTGAGAATTCCCGTGTCGTAAATTGTCGTCTTGCGCCGCATGAGAACCTCAAGGCTGTAGCGGATACTGTCGATGCCGTCATTGTGCTTGTCGACCGGTATGGGGAGGATCTCATTGGTTATGCGGTCCACCTTATAACAGTAGTTCTCGAATTCATAGATCAAGTCCTTGCACCGTGGGTGTACGATGATCTTATCAAACGACTTTAAAAACTCTATGCCGTCCTCAATAGAGTTTGGCCCCTTAGACACGCCGAGGATATCAAAGCCGCCGTACTCGTGGCGCTTAAGGAAAGTGATGGTGTCGGGCCTCGCGCAGTCTGCCCAGATGCGGTACTTCTTCGCCATGGGGACTTTATTAAACAGATGCTTGATGTCTTGCAACTCAACGCCGTACCCAAACTCCGCGTAGTCGATATAAAGCGTGCGCCCCTTAATAAAATTTCTAATGAGAACCGTAGGGTCATTGGCAAAGCCGAAGTCGCAGCCGTAGCGGAAATTCTCAACGCCATCGCTTGAGAAATCTTCGACCACGAATTTACCTTTAAATATCTGCGCGTCCGAGTAAGACCTGGTTTTACCCTCCCAGATGTGCATGTACTTCTCATAGTCGTGCGCTTGCATGTGGTCCATCTCACGCTTGAGCACCTCAGGAAACCACGGGTTGTCGCGCCAATTCATTTCGATGACCTGCGTATCCTCACGCGGGTGCGCCACGAACCGCACGTGCACGGGGTCGTTAACCGTCTGCGGGTTATAGCTTGCCACGATGCGCGACTCCTCAGACCGGATGGTGGGGATCAAGATGTCCCACGAGTTCTCCGACATGCGGTCGGCCTCCTCTACCCAGCAACGGGTGATGCCCTCCATACTTTTGATGGAGTCGGCGTTACGGCACACGCCCTCAAAAAGGAATATGCTGCCGTTGATCGCCTCGATCATGTCGCGCTTAATAGTGAAGTACGGAGTAAGCCCCGCCTGACTGATTTTGTCCTGTATGAGTCGGTGTACAGAGTCGGCGATAGAGTTTTGAAACTCCCTGCAACAAAGTATGCGGTGCGGTTTCTGTAGCGCCTCGATAACCAGGGCCATGGCGATACTGTGGCTCTTGGCGCTACCGCGCCCGCCCTTGATGATGGTGTACCTGTACGGGTCGAAGAACGTTCTAAACTTCTCTGGAAGGCCTACGTCCATTCATTTTTCCTCGTCCTTTTTAGTCGAGGTAAACACCACGTTGATTAGCGGTGCTTGGGCAAGGAGTGCCTTGGCCGACTCGTCTGCGGATATCTCCGTCTTGTCGGTGTAATTAAACCTATTGGTCATCACCATCTTCAGTGTCGAGGAGCTGCCGCCCGGGAGTTTTCCGGAGGCTTGCCCCACGGCGATCTTCTCGAAAAGTTTCTCAGACTTCAGCTCGCCTACTTCCCTGGCCAATTTAAAGGCAGGGTATTTTTTTAACCACTCGTTTAGCGTGTCCCTGTTAACCTTGGCCAGCACGCCGAATGTGCCGAAGGTATGCCCTTGGGACATGTGCAGCTCAAGAAGCTCAGGAAAGTTTTCCCGGTACTTGCGCTCGTTGGAGCCGTCGTAGCCTTTGTGTTGTTTCTTTTTTACAATCTTGTCCATAATAAATTTTACCATGATAACGGTTAGATACAATAATAACTAAAGTTTACTGCAAAATTTGCGATGTTATATTTATGATAAAAACCATTATTTCCATAGCTATTTTCTTATTAACCAATGTTTCTCTTTAGATTCAATTGGTAATAAATCCACCGTTGCGAACGCCCCAGAATCACTGCGGCCTCGCGCCTGTTCCCTTTGGTATACCCGAGAACGGTCAAGAGGTACTGGTAGATCACGTCGTCTAAGGATTTAATCTTTAGGCCCTTGTCTAGAGATTTGGTCATCTCGGATAGCCTTCTCGATCCACATGTAGCATTCCTCTAATTTTGTGAGTGCCATTGATTTTGGCCGACCATTTTTAACGTGGACTTCAATAAAATGGTCGAGGTCTCGGCAGAGCTCCTTGGCCTTGTTGGATTCTTCGATGGCTTCCTGGTCGTAGTCGACGGGGTCAAATCTGCTCATGTAGTTTTTTCCTTGCACATTTGGTCTAGTTCTTCTTTGGTCGCCAGGTCTGGGCGAAGGCGCATGTATCCTGTCAAATGCCCTGCGACGTAGCCAAGTGCAAACACGATCATCGGTGCTTTAAACCCTGCTCGGATCATAAAATCTGAGACAGACGATCCCGTGCCTTGGAACAGGACGAAAAACAAATCTGCAACTCCTAAAATAATTATTCCAATTGTTGTTATCAAACCGGCGAGTGACATGGTCATTACTTCGCCCCCGCCAAGCTAGTGGTGATCAAACTCTTCATGTGTTCAAGGGCGCCAAGCTTCGTGTTC